ATGCTGCTATTGTCCGTTATATTCCGGCGTGGGAAGAGCAGCTTCGCGTCAGTGAGTGGGAAAATGACGAAGCCAGCGAGGACTATGGTCAGCCGAAGATGTACGAATATCAGGAGTCGGTAGTCGGCGCCTGCAACAGCGACGGAAAACCAACGCGCTCCCTGAGCATTCATCCCGATCGCATTATCGTATTTGCCGAGGGCGCGATGGATGGCTCCATTTACTCTGGCGTTCCACTCCTGCGTGCCGGGTATAACCACCTCATCGACATGGCGAAAGTCACCGGCTCAAGCGCTGAGGGCTTCCTGAAGAATGCAAGCCGACAGCTCAACGTTAATTATAATAAAGACAACGTTTCCGCTCAGTCTCTGGCTCAGCAAATGGGCGTGCCGCTGGAAGAGCTGGCAGATGTGCTCAATGAGGATGTGGCGCGCCTGAATGAGGCCATTGACGCGGCAATGTTCACGATGGGCGCTGATGTCAAGGTGCTCTCAGTGACACCAGCCGACCCAGGGCCAACGTGGACCATTGCGGCCAACCAGTTTGCGGCATCCATCAAGAAGCCATTCACCATCCTGTTTGGTCAGCAGACTGGCCGCCTTGCATCCGATGAGGATAAAACCGACGACGCTATGAGTGCCAAGCAGCGCCGTGAGGACTGGCTGGACTACATCATTTCGGTGTTCATCGACCGGATGATTTCCTTTGGCATTCTGGATAAGGCGCCAGAGAGCGGTTATTACTGCAAATGGGACGACCTGCTTGCACCTTCCGAGCTGAACAAGGCCGACCTGCTGGTTAAACTTGCCACTGCAAATAAATCTGTATTCGACGCAGGTCAGATGGCCCTGATGACCGCAGATGAGATGCGTGGCATTGTTGGTATGGAACCTCTGGAAGAGCAGCTTCCTGACGGATTACAGGAAGGCCAGCAGCAGGACCAGCAATCGCAGCAGGACCAACAGCAGGACCAGACCGATGCGCCTCCTCAAAATTAATGCCCGGCTTCCGCAGCCAAAATTAAGCATGAGCCTGACAGACCCACTCGGCGCAGTGGGTCGCGTTAATAAGATGGTGCGCGATGTTGACGCCAGATATGTGACGCTAAAATCGCAGGTTGCCGGGCTGTTCCGCACGATTCCTGTGGCGACCGGCAATGCTGAGGCTGGAAATTATTATTATGATTTCTCTGCCTACCGCGCATCGACATTCTTTGATGAACTTCAGCGCATTCTTGATGACCAGCTACTGGAAGGAGATGATTTCACGCATGGAAGATTGTGGGCATCATCCTACGTGAGCGACGCCATGTATGCTGGCACGCAGAAGGCAAACTCAGACCTTGGCGACCTGTCGTCGGCATACAAAGACAGCAGGCCGCTTGCTGAAATCCTGTACTCTCAGCCGTATCTCGACAGGCTTCAGCTTGCGTACACGCGCACATATAACGATTGGGGTGGCCTTTCAGATTACACGCGGCAACAGGTGGCGGAAGTCATCACTGCTGGTATTGCAAATGGCGACGCTCCTGGAGTGGTTGAGCAAAACATCGTTAATCGCATGGACGTGTCAAGGAGCTATGCGCGGTCAATCGCTCAGACTGAAATTACCAACACCCTGCGTGAGGCTAACAGGCGCGAGGTGAAGGAGGCGCAGGTTACGCTGGGTATGGATACCATTATGCTCTGGCAGTCGGCGCTTATGAAGACCACCCGCGTCACTCATGCCGCGCGTCATGGGAAGTATTACACCCCGGAAGAGATTGATGAGTTCTACAGCGAAGGAGCAAACCGCAGGAATTGTCACTGCGCGCAGACTCCGGCGCTGGTGATGGATGGCAAGCCGGTTATACTTGAGAAGACGCAAGAAAGACTCGATAAGCAGCGCGAAGCGTGGCAGGATACACACAAGAAAGCCGCCTGATGGCGGCTTATGCTTATCTTTTTCTTGTAGCGGCCTTTAAAAGTAAATAAGGCCACGCAAGGCTTGAGGGGATCATGATAATAAAAACCAATAGCGCACGATATAATCCATCAATTGATTTTATTAAATCTTTCACACTCATATAAATACCTGGAAAATCAATCACGCAGCCAATAAAAACATACAGAAAAACCAAATAAATCATATCAATCCTCCAGCTTAATGCCAGGAACTTTTCCAGCGGCGATGAGGTCGTAAATTTCCTCAGCAGCAGCCTGACACCATCCTGTTAACATAATTGCTTTCACCGCCTCATCTCGCTTCCGATCGGCTTCTGAGCGGATGGGGCGGGTAGGGCGGAATGTGACGTCGCCAATGTTATAGGCATCCTCCCTGCCGCTTTCTTTCAACTTAACTACAACAATTTGACCGCTTGCGAAGAGTATTTTGCATGACTGCCATTCATCGCCAGCCCATGAGCGTTCGCACACGCAACCAACTGGAGGTGTCACGCCTTCTCCATTCCAAACCGGCGCAGCATCCTGGCCGATGCACTCATTCAGGTCAGCTTCGTCATCAGCTTTGGCCTGCTCTGCTTTCTGCGGATGGTGCATGCGGTAGGCGATGATGTCGCCGTCGTCGTCTTCGTGGCTCAATGGAAAATAGCAAGCTTGTCTATTATTGATATGGCCAGGAAGCGGATTGCGGTATTTGACTTCAACAACCGTGTCACCACTTACCGGGCAATCCCCACCACCCCACTCAATCCATCCGTCATCCTTGGCAGCCAGCGCGGCTTCGTACTGTTCGCGGGTGATTTTCGTGCCGCTCTTACCATGCTTGCGATGGTCAGCAGCAAGTTGATCAAGGAAGATTCCAGACCTAACATTTCCTCGACCGTAAAACATAAGTTCACGGTCGTAATCCTGTCCGATATGCGTAACCTTTTCAGGCCAACCACCAATCGCCGGTAACGCCTGAACCAACAAATCAATCGTTTTCATTTCTTATCTCCGTTATAAATGCTCTTCAGTTCACCCATCACATTCAGCCATGCTGCATGCTCATCCATGCCGCGCATCACCAGCTTAACGTAGCGATTGCGGGCCTTAAACATCAGTAGCGGGCACATTATTTGTCGCCCATCGTTGACAGGCAGACTTCACGGGCGACAGCGGCCACTTCTTTCGGTGTCTTGTCTGTCATTTTGTATGCCCCATCAACGATGGCCTTGCTGAGTTGGTTAAATTCAGCGCTATACTGGCCTCCAGAAGAAACCATCAGCGCGATCTGCTTTGATACGCCAGCATCACGGGCTTCTGCTGCCGCTTCACCGAACTCACCAACTGCATTGCAAAACTCGCCAGCCGACGCACCAAATGAAGCCATTGCGAATACTGCTGCTGCGATTAATTTTTTCATTTTTTACTCTCCTGTGTTTGTGTATCTACATCATCGCTTGCGATTCAATCTACGTCAATAGGATTATGATAAAATAATCTGCATCACCGGAGGTAACAAATGAAACTATCGCAACGCGGCATTGATTTAATTAAACAATTCGAGGGTTACAGCTCGAAGGCATATCCAGACCCAGCCACTGGCGGAGCGCCGTGGACTATCGGTTACGGTACAACCAAAGGCGTTAAGCCAGGCATGGTTATCACCGCACAGCAAGCGGAAAAGATGCTGCGTGACGACGTAGCGAAATTTGAAAGCGGCGTCTCGTCACTCATCACCGCCCCAACAACTCAGGGCCAGTTTGATGCAATGGTGTCGCTGGCCTATAACATCGGGCTTGGTAACTTTGGCAAATCAACTCTGCTGAAAAAGCATAACGCCCGCTGCTACACCTGCGCCGCCGACCAGTTCCGGGTGTGGAATCGTGCTAATGGCAAGGTCATGAACGGACTCACCAAGCGCCGCGCCGCTGAACGTCAGGTCTACATGTCATGAAGCGCCTAAGCAACTGGCTTATCGGCATTTGGGCGTCATTCTGCTCGCTGATTCAGCTGTGGCCTGATGCTATGGTTCATGTGTGGGCTTTCATGCCTGAAGACTTAAAGTCTGCCATTCCGCCGATTGCGGTCAAGGCGATCAGCTACAGCATCCTTCTTGCCTCGCTGTTTGGGAAAATGCACGGCATGAAGAAAGAGATTAAGGCGCTGAAAAATGACCAGAATTAAGTTAATTCTAATCGCCATAGGCGTCGCGGTAATCATTGCTGTATCTGGTTATGGCGCTGGATACCTGAAAGGATGGTATGCGCACAGCGAAAAGGTTAATCGTGACGCAGAAAAGCGCAGGCAGGCGGCGCAAAGCAAGCAGGCTAAGTCCACGACGCAATCTCAGCAAGTGCGCGCTGTGACTGAAACCAAATACAAAACCATTTACCGCGACGTGGTGAAATATGTCTCCGACCCGAATCGTAATGTGTGTGTTTTTGATGACAACTATCAGCGGTTGCGCCAACAATCCCTCGACGCCGACGCCTCCATCGGCAGAGATGCTGGGTCAGGTGTGCGAATTGTCGAAAGTGGCGCCAAAAAATAGCGACGAAAGTATCGTTATGGAGAACCAGAACACGGAGTGCGCCACAAAAAGAAAGATGACGATTTACGACTGGCAGGATTGGTATCGTGATAACTTCCAATAAAAAAGCCCCTTTCGGGGCTTTTCTTTAACCTTCTCCGTAGCCAATGTCACGCATAAAGCGCCTCCATTTTGTACCCAAACATTACTGCGTTCTGATGCTCAACACTACCAGCAAACGCCAGATATCGGCGCCCACGATTGCTGGTGATGATGTATGCTGCTGGTTCTTCAAACCTCGGAGTGTGATAATCGCGCCGGGCAGGTTCGTGGAACTCCACCGTGTCAATTTCGATGCGTGGCACGGGGTTTTGTATTGGCATCACTTTACCTCCCCATTCAGTTCATTAACAATTAATGTTGCATAGCCAGCAATGTCTTTCCAGCTATCGTCATATGTCGGGTCGCCATTCAGGATTCGACCGATTTTATGCTGAATCATGTCGAGCGCCTCCTTCTGGCTCGCCGTCAGGTTATTCCATCCGTCAACGTCGCGCATGGTGTCTTTCAGTGACTGCATGATATCGGCGCCGTCTTTGAATTTGCCATAGCGGCTGCCGCGCTCGGTGATGAGGGCTTCTGTGGAGCTGGTGCGCCCATTCAAGTCATCATCAGTTACTGGCTCACGATGCGCGACAACAATATCGCCAGCCTTTTCGATATCCTTATCTCGACCTGCATAATCCGCGCTGAGGTAGTATATTTTGCCACTGGTTGCTGATTTCACAACAAGAACGGCATCTTCATGACCATTAAAATAATCAGCACTTCCCTTCAGGTATTTGTATTTCATCACTCATTCACCCCACTCTCTTCAATTATTTTAATTTCAATCTGAGCAACGCGAGCATCAGGCCCATTGTCACACTCAATCAGATGCGCCCATGCGTCGATGCGGTTGTTGAACACCCGGAAGCTGACGCCATGCTTTTCCTTGTCGGTCATAGCACTCACTCCACTATTATCAAGGACTATGAACTTCATCATCACTTCACCTCCGATCTTTTATGGCGCTTGCATACACTTATCGCCAGTTGCTCTCGTCTGCAATTTCTTTAATGAAAAACGCTAAATCACTCAGTTGCTCCATCTGAATCCTGCTAATCACTCTTCCGTATCTGTATTTGTTGCCATTCGCTACCCACTCCCACACTAACGTTAATGAGCAGTTAGATGTATCGAATTGATAAAAGAATGCCTTATCTTCCTTCCAGCATGAATCAAAAATAGTGCTGTCTATAATCATCACTCCACCCTCAATGTAACTTTGTTTTTCTCATCCACGCTGAAGTGTTCACGCACAAACGCATACATTTCTTCAGCGCTCCATTCCCGCATTGCTACATAGCAATGCGCGTAATATCTGACATCTCGCAGGCTTAACGGCTGGCGCTTAGCGATAATCTCAGTCAATACTTCCAGTGGTTCTTTGCGTTGTCTCGCCATTGTCGCTCTCCTGTGAAAATCATCTTGACGAATCTACGTCAATTAGTCAATACTAGATGCTGTAGATTATAACATCTTAATGCGAGTGACGTGGATATGAACTTTATTGACTTGTTTGTTTACGAAAACGGCAAGCTTTACTGGAAGGTTAAGCCGTCAAACAACGTAAAGGCTGGCGCAAGGATTGGGTGCCTGGAGCCAACGACAGGTTATCGAAAGGTAAAAGTAAAATACACCCAGACATATGAGCACAGGATTGTTTGGGAGCTATTTAACGGACCAATACCGGAAGACATGGAAATTGATCACATCAACCACATCAGGGATGACAACCGAATAGAGAATCTGAGGCTTGTTAACAGGAGAGAAAACACGAGAAACAGTTCAATCAGGAGTGACAACACCAGTGGTGTTGTTGGTGTTTGTTTTGATAAAAAGTGCGGCAAGTGGTACGCGCAAATAGTCTTAAACGGAACAAGGCTGCACTTAGGTCGCTTTTCAGAAAAGAGCGAAGCAATAAAGGCCAGACTTGAAGCTGAAATGAAATATGGTTTCCATGAAAACCATGGAATCAATAGGCCAAAAAGAATGATAAAAGGTGGTGTGGAATGAAGAAGTGGCAGGAGGTGACAGAGGTTCATAAGCGCGATTGCCGGGAGACTCTGCAAATGCTTAATGTGCCGGAGTCAATCATTAAATCTATCGAGCAGCGCATTGACCTCGCTGCTATGGAGGCCGCCCATGAAGCCGAGGAAGCGCAAATGTTGTCATGGATGGACAGAACTCTACCGGGCGTTTTACGTCGTGGTAAGACTACCGATTGAAGATGATGACGGGTATCTGCACAACCATAGTCAGGTGCTCAAATATTATGGCGTTCACTATAAAGTGCTGATGGAGAGAAAAAATGACTACTGATCAGGTGTACGAAAAAGAATTGCTGAACAAGCTGGAAGAACTTGATCGCACTCGCGCGTGGGTTGAAAGCGAATTGCGCGAGGTTCGCAACCGTATGCAACGGCAGGTTAACCGCGAAATTATCGAATGGCGCGAAGGGCGTCCGCATTTCAGCAACATTGGTGAATGGGTGGCGAAATGAGCAAGGCCAGCACGTTGCTTCAGTTAATCATGGCTGACATCAGAGAGAGTAATGCAAGGTGCGACCGGAAGAAAAACCAGCCGGACCGCAGAACGTTGAAGCAAATGCTGCATCCCAAGCAAAAGCGACGTTATCGCAGGGATAGGGTTTTGCGTAAACTTTGTGATATCCAGATGAAATTTTTTATTACTAATGGGCTGAAAAAATGAAACCAATGATGAATGATGATGGGCTGCTTGAATGCCCGTTTTGCGGTAGCAATGAAGCATACAAAGATAACAGTTACGGTGGGTACTACGTTGCCTGCCCTCAGTGCGGCTGCGGAACTGATGGGCGCTTTAAACTATCATTGGTCGTGAAGTTATGGAACACCAGGAACGGCCACCTCTACACCGCTGACGACTACAAACAGGATGCAATGGAGCGCGCAAATGGACTTTAAAACGCAAATACTCACGGTGATAGAGCGCTGTGGTGGCGCAACCAATGCCATGATACGCAAGCAGACTGGCATGACAAACCGTGCCAGCGTTACCGGCTATCTGATTGAGCTGGAGGGTATGGGATTTATTATTAAAGAGGAAAGCGTCAGCCATGGCAGGCGCTGCTTTAAATATTTCCTCAATCCCGATAATACTGCGCTTGACATGGCAATTCAGACGTACCTTGAGGCTAATCCTGGACGCAAGAGTAAGCAGATAGCGGAGGCTGTCGGCGTCAATTACACCATCCTCAAGGCACGCATGCGCTATCTGGCAAGCATTGGTCAGGTTGACCGTGAAATGCTTCCTGGCGGAGCGTGGAAATATTACTGGCAGGAGATTATCCCGTTTGGCATGAGCCGTGACAGGATGATGTTTGAGAAGCTGCTTGCCGGGGCGCGCCAGTCATGTGGGCGGTAAAGCATAAATCAGGAACTGTGCTGTTTGTCACCAGCTGTGAGCGCACAGCCAATAATCGCAGAGAGATGGGGTGGATAGTGGAGGAGGTGAATGTGAGCAAACCAAAAAGCGCATTAATTAAAATTACATGGCACGACGACACAGTTAGCCAGTGGCATGCAGATTCATTCAGAGAGGGTGAGCACTCCATTGAAATGAATATTGGTGGATGCATCGTTTGCATCCCCTGGAGGTTATACAAAGATGGCGAAGTCAAACATTTGGATGTGGAGTCGTAAATGAAACTACAACTTAACGAAATCATGGAAGCAACAATTAGCGAGCTTGACTCATGGGATATGATGCTTGCCTTTGAAATCGAAGCTATCGAGCGCCAGCTCTCCGGGAATCATGATGCAGGCAGGGTATGGAAAGAGAAGGCCATGAAAGCGCGTGACCATATGAAGCGCACCCGCGCGCTGGTTCGCACTCGCCTTGATAAGCTCTACTACGGCGAAGAAAGAATGTTGCATGGCGCCATTCTTGCTGAAATCCGCAAGACGATGCCCATCGGGAAATTCATGGATGCAGTAAACCGCGCAAAAATTAACTGCGGAATGCTAAATAAGAATAGTCCTCAATAAATCTTCATCATTGGCTGTTACCTTGCACTCAGGAGGTAGCAGCCATGCCAATCATACTGATATCATTCTTTGCTACTCTTTTTGCTTTTACCGCGTCTCCGCTTTACCTTCTTGCGTCCGTTTCGTGGTGCATATTCATGGTGTGTTATAATCCGGGCATAAAGTAAGCGCGGAGAAAGGTCATGATTGTCAAAATTGGCGACAAGTGGGTCGTTAAATCTAAGGATGGCTCGCACCAGTTTGGCGAGTACGACACCGAAGAGGCGGCGAAAAAGCGCCTTGCTGAGGTGGAGGCATTTAAGCACATGAATAATAAATTACAGGTTAACATCCTGTACACCATCAACTCAGCCAGCAACATCAGTGAAAAAATCATTGATGGCGACCCGCATTATGTCATCAAGAATGTTGTTCCGGTGGTGGATGATATTGTCATGAACGGCGGCCTGTACCCTGGCGATGAGATTAAAAAATCATTCCATGGCCTTGACGGTAAACCGGCGCCATATGACCACCCGAAGATTGATGGCAAATATGTGTCAGCCAACATGACGCGAGCCGCCAATCAGTTCAGCGTTGGTGCATGGATTGAGAACTCATCTCATGACGGCAGCAAAGCACTGGTAGACCTTTATATTAACAAGGTGGTAGCTGAGCGCTCTGATAAAGGCAGGGAATTGCTGTCGCGCATTGACGGACTCAAAGTTAACAGCGCCGATGCTGAACCTGTTCAGGTGTCTACCGGATTGCTACTTAACCGCGAGCAGGCATCAGGAACCTCCAAGGGTAAAAAATATTCCTGGATTGCCCGGAATATGGAATGGGATCACCTCGCTATTCTTCCGCCTGGTATTCCCGGTGCTGGTGGCCCTGCTGATGGTGTCGGTATCTTTGCTGCTAACGGCGAAGACATTGAGCGTGTTGTGGTTAATCTTGAGGAATCGGCAATGACCGACGAAAGTGCAAACAAAATCAAATGGTGGCAGCGCGCCATCAATCGCCTGACTGGCAATCAACTGTCATTCACCGATATTACCGAGCAGCTCCGCAATATCATCAAGGACGAGACTCAGGCTGATGTATGGCCTTATATCGTCGCTGTTTATGATAATTACTTCGGCGTTGAGATTGACGGCACCATTTATATGCAGTCCTACATCGTCCGCGAGGATATGGTAGAATTAGTCGGTGAACGGGTTAAGGCTGTTTATAAGACAGAGCTTGAACCGGTAAAAACAACTCAAGGGGAAATCTCAATGACTAACGAGGAATTACAGGCTGTATTAGCCGATGCCCTCAAACCGGTTCAGGAATCGTTGACCGCAGTCAACCAGAAACTGGCCGATGTGGAGGCGCAAAACAAAACTCTGCGCGACCAGCTGCAAGCCAATGCTGCGCAGGAAGAAACCGCAATGCGCGCCGCCATTATGGCTGAGCTGAAGTTGCCGGAATCTGCTGTTAATGCGCTGACTGGCGAAGCACTGCGTGAAACCTATGCGCTCACCAGTAAAGCGGCTCCGATTTCCGGCGGGTTCCAGCCGAACCGTGCCGAAGAAGATTTTGATATGGAGGCACCTGAATAATGGCTACTATCCGTTATGGCACCATCATCGGCGGCCCGGCCCGCAAAAATGACCCGCAGTTGCGCGAAGGCCTGATGAACACCGCCCTGCAACCGGGCGCGCTGGTCGATTTCGACTCCTCTGACAAAATCATCGCGCATGCGACTGCTGGCGGTCATGGTTTCCCTTACGTTCTGCAACACAACTATGTTGGCGGCGGCGACGTGAGCGAAGCTGTACCGGCGAATGCTACCGGCATGGCAGTACAGTGCGAATTTGGCGTAACGTATCACGCTCTGGTTGCGGCATCCTCCGCGCTGGTAAAAGGTACTCTGCTGGCAAGCGATGGCTCCGGCGCGTTAAAGGTTGCAGAAGCAGGAGAAAATATCCTGTTTTATGCGTATGAAGCCTACACCGTAGCATCTGATGGCGCTGAACTCGTTGCAGTTCGTCGTGCTGGCAATGCTGCAATGCCTGCGGCGTAAGGAGCCGAACAATGGAAAAGATTATCTTTACGAAAGGCTTAATCACCAACTCGCAGGTGGTTAAAGAGCAATGGCGCCACCTGACTGTTGACCGCAAGGTTTTCATCAATGGTGAAAACGCTCTGGCGAAAGAATACGGCGTGAATGCCACCGCACTGGTAACGAAAGACTACTGGCGCGAAGTGGATGACGTGACCACCCGTGTATTCCGCAACGAGTCCGGCATGGACATGATGGCCGACCTGATGACGCTGGCGACCAACATCAACATCGGTAAGACCGTGGCAATCAGCCGCATGGCTTCCGATGCTGGTAAGGTTGTGCGCACCATCTCCGGGCAGGAGCCTGAAGACCTGGATAAAACCAGCTATTCCTACAGCGGCGATGTAATCCCGATCTTCAAAACCGGTTATGGCCGCGAGTGGCGTGAGCTGCTGGGCATGCAGTCTGAAGGTTTCGACCCGCTGATTGATGACCAGGAAAGCACCACCTTCAACCTGCGCGCAGACATGGCGGATTATCTGCTGGTCGGCGATGCAAGCCTGAACGTGAACGGCGTTTATACTGCTTACGGCATCACCAACCACCCGAACACCGTGCAGCTTAACCTGAGTGCCTCCGGTACTGGCGCGCTGAACATCGACCTGCAAACTGCAACCCCTGATGAAATCGTTAAGTTCTTCAACCAGGATTTCCAGGCGGTTCTGGATGCGCAGAATGTGTTCGAGCCGGTTACTCTGTGGGTTTCTCCGTCTGTGCGCCGTTCCTTCAGCCGCCCGTATTCCAACGCGGCAGGCTTCAAAGGCGGCACCATTGAGGATTATATCCTCGCATTCGGCAAAACCGGCAACGTTGGCCGCATCGCGTCTATCGGCACCAACTTCAAGCTGACCGGGAACCATTTCGTCGGCTATGTGAAGAATGCACTGTATATTCGCCCTCGCGTCGCTCAGCCGGTATCTACCTATGCAGAGCCGCGTACCACGCCTCACGCTAACTTTAACTTTTTAACGTGGGCTGCTATGGGTCTACAGATACGCCGCGATTATAGTGGCAAGTCTAAGGTTTTCAACGGCTACGGCGCGCAAACCGCGCTGTAAAAATAAAGGGGCGAAAGCCCCTTTTAACTATCAGAGGTTATCATGGCTAAATATGAAGTAATCGCCAGCGGAATCTTCGTCAAGGATAAAGACGGTCGTCTGCGCGAGCTTGCTATTGGCGATGTCATTGACGAATCCACTCCGCACATTGAGTCAAAACTTCGCCCGGTTAGTGAGAAAATTCTGGAAGTTGCAACTCCGCAAGAATCGCAGCCAAAGGCGAAGAAAACCAAGTAAAATAAACCCGCAAACAAGCGGGTTTTTTATTGGGGGTTATCATGGCTGTCAGGTACGAAATAAACACAACTCCGGCTGACGGAGAGGTTTTGCTTAGCGAAACCATGTCAGCAGACTGGACTGCATTGCAGGTACAGATTGTGCCATTAAACTCTTCCGGCGGCTATGAGCCATTAACAAGCGGCTCTGTCTCCGTAATGGTATCGCCGTTTGCATCTGGTGACTTCTGGATTGACGTCAACAATAATAATTATTATGGCGTGGCATTGCGACTGAAGGTGATCAAGTCACAGCTTCCTGCTGGCGTTGCATCCCTGAAAGTCCTGGTGTGGCGAGCCGATACATCAGTGCCATCAAGCCAGGTTGTCGCGCAGTCCTACTCGGAGCTTGCCAATAAGCAAGGAAAGCTATTCACCGCATCGCGTCGCGTGACTGATGTTGCTGGCGGGGCTAACCTTGACAGTATTTTTATTACCGGTTCAAAACAGGTTGTGTTTAACCAGCGTATTATCGGATACACCGGAAAAGGTGTCGTGGCGTCAATCTACCGTGGAGCCGTAGCCACTGGCGGCACCGCTGCGGAGATTAATAACCCAAATGACATCGCGCCGCATACTGAAACAGCGCAGCTTCTGACTGGCTCTACGATTACAAGTATTGGGCAGCTGACGGTAGCCGCGACGTATAGTGAAGGGAACGCATCGAATCAGGGGCAGGGTAATTCGCAGGCAAAACTTGGTGAACAGGTCATCATGGCGCCTAATACTACATATCTGTTGCGCATCACATCCCTGGATACTGCGGCGCAAAATATCAATGCTTACGTTTCGTGGTTTGAGGATGACGCTTATCTTCCGTGATAAAAGAAAAACCCCGGAAGGGGCTTTGTTTACTGGCGCTCCTGTAACTTATCACGAAGCATACTTAAAGCATCAACCATAACCTGAACGTGCCAAAGGTCCTTTTCCTCATAAGCCAGCTTATCCTTGCCAATTGAAGTCGTCACGCAAGTTGTGATTTTGTTTCTCATGATGTCTGAGAGCTTCAGCAACTGCCTTTCATCACCACATTGCAAAACCAAATCCACAAGCTCGGTATATTCCTTGTTGTGTTCTTCGTAACTTCCTTTAACCACTCCACAGCAAAGGCACCTTTTCATATCAGACATTTTCTAGAGCCTCATTTGTGATCGCGAAGACTAACAAGGCCATCAATCAGCCGCTGAATTGAGGCGTTGTCTTTGAATGTGATATAAATTTCCGCCTCATCAATATCATCAACTTCATCGCCAGGTACCCCTCGATTTGTGCTATTCGCAATAGCTATTAACTTTTCACCATGGCAAGAGCCAAATTTAATGCCAACGTAACCATCGCCAAGACGGGCAACTTTTGAGCCGTCCTTCTGAGTAAAAACGCCATTCTTTTTCATCACTAAATCCTCATCGGAATAGCTGCTATTTTTTGTTCTTGATGTAATGCTGCTTTGCAATATACAGCATCTCATCAAATGATTTTCCGGTAACGCTTCGGCATTGTCGATAGTGTTGTAACGCAGCCTCTATGGCAGCGTTGTCGATACCTGGCAGTTTTTCGCGCAGGTTTTTCTCTATGAATTGTTCGGGGTTCATTACCAACTCTCCACCACGTTTGCGCATTCATCATAAAATAAGAAATGCCTTGTTTTTTCTTCGTAACGCTTCATTTCAAATGCGATTATGTCCTCCTGATAGTGAATTTTCTCCACCTGGCGAGCCACGCCGTCTCGCATTAGGATGTGATTGCCTTCTTTTATGTTTTTTGCAGCAGTGCCAATTGTAATCATCACAGCTTCTCCAGAATCGCCAGCACTTCACTCAACTCAGCAGAAGGAAGGCGCAAAAATTCTTCTGTCTCCTGTGCCACATGGCCCTCAGCGACAACCATGTGATCTGCTTCTTTCAGCAACTGAATCAGGCGGTCAATCGGCTTAACTTTTTTGGCCTTGAGCGTTTTCGCCGTCACCTTATCTTTGCCCTGCGCTTTCGCTTCCTCAACGGCAGCATCAATAACGTTAACGGCATCATCGCCATGCTCACGCGCCACTGCAACGGCGTTGGCATAGCTGATTTGGCCTGCATTGATGCGTTGCTTGATAGCATCAGGCACATCACCAAGTGACAGGTGCATCTGCACATCAGAAACTGAGCGGCCTACTTTTTTGGCGATTTCTTCATTAGTCCATCCGAACCCTTTCAGGCGCACATAAGCCTTTGCGCGCTCAAGCGGGTCAAGCTGCTTGCCCTGACTTGAAGACACCATGAAGGCGATTTTATCTGCTTCATCGCCGGTAAAGTCTTTGCACTCAATGCGCGCAATTGGTACCCCTCGCTCAATGGCACGCAGTGCGCCAAGATAACGATGCTGGCCGTCAAGAATCTTAATGCGCTTTCCGTCAGCATCAGGAATAACAGTTAACGCCGGGATTGGCTGGCCTGATCCCCAGCACTGCGCGAAGTATTCAACGTGCTGCTCATCGGCTTCGCGGATGTTGTACCCCGGCTCAAGATAAAGCTGGTCTACAGGAACCTGATAACCTTTGTTGACCACGATTCCGCCGCGAGTTTCTTTGTCTGAGTAAATTTTTCCGAGAGATGTCATCTTTTCCTCACTTTGATAAACAGATTGCGCTGGCAATGGCGAATCCGATAACGATTAATGCAAGTTTGATTTTGAAGTTGCGCCATGCTTTCAGGTCTTCTTTTCGGATTTCGTGGCGGATCATTGGGATTCTCCGAGCGCTTTGGCGATGGCGTTGCGGGTTTCTGCGTTTGCGTAACGTCTGGATAGGGTTATCATTTATTATCCTTGGAATCCGTGAGAGTAAGCATAGTTATATGCGTCTTCTGAGTTATCAAAATACTCATAATCAGCCCATCCGTCGCGAATAAACTGACAGCACCAATACGCCGGAATACCATCATCAGCAGCCTGATAAAATACATCCACAACTACGATTTCTGTATCACCTTCCATCTTCATCACCTCTAACATTTATTGTTGTTTCTACGTCATCACTATAGCGACACCCTCAATCTACGTCAACACTTTATGATAAAATTAAACCAACAACACTCACCCCGCGCTGTTCCGTCCTGAAAAACGTAAGGCGGCGAAATTGGATATAGCAATCGGCGTTATCGTCATAGCGTTTTCGCTGGTTCAGGTGTACAGATGCTGGAAGTTCATCATTCGGAGAATAATTAATGAGAGACGCGCTTCAGCACGCCGCAAACCAGATAATTAGTGGCACTGTCGGCCAGGTAATCGACAAAGCCGGTTATACATCCATCGGCACGGGTCTTGGCCTGAAGGTGGCAGAGCAGACGCCGGTCGCACAATCATACATTGCCGCAATGATCCCCCATTCGATTACCGAGTGGGCAGCGGTAGCCTCTATACTTGGCGCGCTGTCACTGGTGGCAAAAAACCTTTTTGAGATGTGGTGGAAGATTCGGGAGAGCAAAAAGAATGGCAGCACCGACAGCAAGTGAACTTGTCGCCGCCATGGCGTCAAGAGGCGTAACTATCACCACGGCGGACGCAACGGGCATCCTGTGTCTGGTGGCGAGCATCACAGAGTGCCTTGAGCTTAATTACCCTGAAGACACATGCAGGCAGGATGCAATTCTGCTATGGGCATCTATCCTGATTGCCTCAAATACTGCCGGGAGATACATCACCAGCCACCGGGCGCCATCTGGTGCGTCGCAATCATTTGGCTATGGAAGCAAGCCGTGGATGGCCCTTTACAATCAGATGAAACTACTCGATACGGCAGACTGCACAGGCGACCTTGTGGAAGAGCCTGATGGAAGTGCAAAGCCGTGGTTTCGGGTTGTTACCGGGAGTAAGTGCAAATGAAAACGTTAACATTAACTGTAAATATCGCAATCCGTAAATGGTGCATGCCGTTGCTGGTTATTCTGGTATTGCTGCGCCTTCCTGTTCCGCGCTGGGTTTATACTCTTGAGGCCGCGCCATGTCAGCAATAGCGAGATGGAGCTATACGCAGCCATGCACAATCTGGCGGCTTACTGGCAAGGATAAGTATGGCAAGCCGACATTCGCTGCGCCAGAATCCATCATGTGTGATTATGGCTTCGATAAGAATCTGACCACCGGGACTGCTGGCAATGAGATCGCACAGAAAAACACATTCTGGACGGAATATCAGAATGCGTCTGTTGGCGACTTCATCATGCTTGGCACCATTACCAGTGCTGACCCGCTGACCGCCGGAGCTGACCAGATTAGAAACGTAGTGAATTACGGCAATACGTTAGACCGCAATGACCTGCCTGATTTTGCGCTGGTAACGGGGTAATGTATGGCCGCCAAAATGCGAGGTATCCAGCAGGCGATTAAGCGCACTCAGCAGATAGTCGGCGAGATTACTGGAGAAAAGGCTGTGCGGGCCATAAAGAGCGCCAACTTTATTATCCGTACTGAAGCAGCCAGCATGACTCCAATAGCCACATCAACGCTGATAAACAGCCAGTATGACACCGTTGAGGTTAATGGCACTCGCATAACTGGAAAGATTGGATATGCTGCTAATTACGCCCTGTATGTCCATAATGCACCTGGTACGCTGCTGGGTACGAATACGCCGCGCACAGGGCGGCTCAAAGGAAAGGGCAACGTATGGGATAAGAGCGGTGAGCCTAAATTCCTTCTCAAGGCTGGCGAAAATACACGCGAGCTTGTCGATCAGGTAATTAAAAAAGAGATGACGCTAAAATGAGAGATATGCTTGAACTTGTCGACCAGTACCTTAGCGATGCCGGTGTTTATGATGGGTGGACTTCTCAGCTTGAGTTCTGGAACGATACCGAAGTTGGCACCGAGCGCTTTATGGTGCTGCAATCCAATGGTGGCACTAGCGTAAGTAAAGGACTCGGCGGAGATTACTATTTTTCGCTCTATGTTGTCGGCCAGCAGGGTCAGTACAACATCGAAGAGACAAAAGCAAAGGCGCTTGATATCATCGCATACATCAAAGAGCATCCAGTTGATAGTTGTATTGGCATGATTCAGTTGCAGGCGCCGCTTGGTCGCCCTACGCTTACGACAGAGCAGAGGCCGGTTTATGAATTGTTGCTGAGGGTTGTTTTTGGTGAATAAAAAAGGCCGCTGATGCGCGGCTTTTAATAATCATTACTACATAATAAATAATCAATGGCATCGCCAAGAGATTCGAATCTTGCATCATATCTCCCGGCAGAATTTGCAACAATATACCACTTCCCGACCTTTGATATACCAGCAACCCTGCTATTATTTTGGTCAGCTATGCGCCAGTAATCATCGTGGATTTTTTGGATTTGTATCATTGCGCTCCCCGAAGATGGTTCCCGCGACAGGATTCGAATTATTGTTGTGGCCCTGGTGCCTCCAGGTTGCTGGTCGGTAAATCCAGCAGGCATACCCACAAAAGGAGCATATTTCTACCTTGCCACGTGCGCATAGCCGCATTACCACAACGGAAAGAGCACTCCAGGACTTACCACACGTACTTTTGCGCATAGGTCGTCACCAGTGCGGGCGTGTCCCCTGAAGCTACCTGACAATGCTCTTACCTGTTGTGTGCCCATTATTAATCACACCGGGCCAGTGCGCCGAATTCATTGACAAGGAGTCGGAAGACCTTGCTGGTGTTTGGCCGTTAGGCTACTGCCAGATACATTTCTTCGTTTGCATTTATCTTTGTGGTCAGTTTCTAAAAACCCGCAAAGTCGCTTACGAAAACTATCTGCCATTTAATCTACACCACCAATCAAAACCTGTCAACATGATATAATGCGATTGTTTAGCTAAACACAGAGGATTCTAAACATGGCTATTTGTGCAAATGATAACGGCATCATCACAGGTCGCCAGTCTCTCATTGAGCTGGCTGATGGCTGCTGGGATGCTGTGCCAGCAGAGGAAGACTGGAAGTTTTTTGCTCCCATGACCTCAAAAGGCGTCGACTTCAGTCCAAGCACCACCACTTCAGAGGCTGATGATGGCGATGGCTTTGTCGCCACGCTGGTCACTACGGCAGACCTCACCATTTCCGGTGATTTTGAAGTTCGCAAGGCTGACAAGGCTGATGAGTATGGCGTGCATAACCTCATCAAATACTTTGTCACCGAAGTAAAAGCGCGTCGCCAGCCGTCGCTGTGGGTTCGCCAGACCACCGGTAATACTGTTGTCGTGGCTTACTGCAACATTACCGCTCTGAGCTACGATGGCGGCACCAACGACATCATCACCGGCTCTGTTGAACTCAAGCCGTATGATGGCTCTACCGTTGACGTGTACAGCATCGAAGACCTGACGCTGACTACTGATATCAGCGCAACAAAAAGCGTTGCCACTGGCGCCACTCTGACGCTCGGCCCGGTGGTTGCGGCTGGCGGTGTAGAGCCTTATACCTACCAATGGTATAAAGGCACCACGCCGATCAGCAGTGCTAATACCAACACGTTCACCAAGGACACTGCTGCCGCAGGTGATGATGGTACGTACTTCTGCCGCGTGATGGACTCGGCAACCAGTCCTGATTACGTTGACTCTACTAAGTGTGTCGTCACCGTGACCGAATAAAGAAAACCCCCGAAAGGGGGTTTATTTTTTCAGCAATGAAGATACGCGGATTCTCCACAATGACAAGTTAGCGAGCGATACCGCTAACTCCATGTGAATCAATCTAAGTTTTTCAATATCAACAAAGACCGGGGCGTTGTATTGTTGATTGCTTCTTATGTACTTTGAAATAGTATCAGCATCATTATTATCAAGAGTCATCATCATTCTCCTCTCTGATTGCAGTATACAGTTGTCGACGCAACATACACAGCGCTCCGTGTGGCATAAACTGTGAAACCATTCCGTCGAATATCTTCCGGTTTAATTTATTATCAATTCTCGGCCTGATTGCAGACCAGCATGACCTGATTGCACGATTAACCGGACGGCGGTCGAGCATTGCTATTCGCGCAGCTAGCTCAATAGTCACGATCGCGTCAAGATACTGCTCGCAGGAGTAGCGTGATTCGTCATCCTCTTCCGTGGTTTTTATGGTAGTTAAGTTTTCTTTCATATATCAATCTCGCCTTAACGGCATCGTCAAAGTTTACGTAGTAACCTATTGTTTTCTTTTTACCATCAATTGATATTGAAGACTTCCATTTCCCAAACCTATTAATAAAACAAACGCCACTAACGCCGCTAGTATTGTTTTTTTGCCTTGGCCTGTTTTTCATATTCTCAGACATTGACACATTTCTTAGATTTTCTATCCTATTATTAGTCCCATCACCATCAATGTGGTCGATGTAATCAGGCCAATAACCATAATTCATAAACCATATTACCCTATGAGCTTTGTAAACCTTGCCATCTATCCTTATGTTAATGTAAGAAGTCTGATGATCTTTGCTTTTTGACTCCCAACCAGCTTTGCTACCTTTAACCTTCCTGGCGTATCTATCAACATTCCATACGAGATAACCATCATTATGGTATGTGAACAGTTCATTAAGCCTATCAAGCGATACGTCTGTTAACATTAAACACTCAATGCACCATCGAATACTATGTAACATATAATACTTGGTGCGGGTTTATCTGTCATCTATTTTTCTTCTCATCAAGCATCACCACAGTGCACCGCCATGTCAGTATACGGGGATCTTGATATGCAGTCGTAGTCGACCACAATCTCTGCAACACGTAAATTAATCTCAAAATCACTCATCTTGCTGTAATCAGTGCTCATCTCTTATCCTCCACCACTACGCCAATCTTATCCAGCAACAAAATCGCCTTTACGCGGGCCTCTTCATAGGTGTAGCCCTGGTCAATGTAAAGGTCGATGTAGAATCTCAAATCAGCATCAGTCTCGTTCATATGTCAAACCCTCAATCAACTTATGCTTTCAATCTACGTCAGTTTTGCGCCCCCTGTCAATGGTATAATTACGTCATTGTGAAAACAGGATTTAGACATGAGACAACGCACACCGCTAACAGAAATCGGAGAGATGCGCATCTCCCTGGCTGACAAGTCTTTTTTCTTCAAACCATCATTTGCGGCGATGAATGAGCTTGGCTCACCGAAAGAGATTGTCGAGCTGTACGCTACGCTTAATGGCTATGAATACGCGGCCATACTCGGCGCCATTCAGTCAATGCCGTATGGCGCGCAGATTCAGGTGGCAAAAATCCTGTCACGTCCTGCCTATGGTAAGAAAGTGCTCAGCGCCGCCTGCCTCATCATGCAGTCTTGTTGCGATGATGATATCTCGGTGCTCATTGGGTCATGGAAGCCGACTCCGCGTGGTGTGAAGTACGTCACCGGAAGAATGCCAGTAAATGACATTATTATTATTGCTAGAAACCTGATGGAGCATGGCATCATCGGCAAGTCTCCGCTCAAGGTTCCTCAGCGCTCGGAAAACCAAAAGCGCACAACCAGTGAGTTGAGAATGTCGGATTACATCATCTCAGCTCGCACTCACTTCGGAATCACCCGTGAGGAAGCAGAAGACCTGACCATGACCGAGTATCAGCAGATGATAAAATCAAAATACCCGGAACCTGAAGGCATGACGCGCGAGCAGTATGATGCGTCTTATGAACGGGTCAAGCTGAATAAACAGAAACTGAAAGAGAAAGCCGCCAGAAAGGCCGCTAAAAGCAAAGGAGCAAAATAATGGCAGAAGAAGTTGGCGGCATTGTCTATGAGGTTGGCATTGACACATCTCAGTTAGCAGCTGGAAGTCGTGAAATAGAGTCGATGCTAAATGACCTCAGTGGGAACATGGGGCGGCTCGAGGCCAGTGTAAACAGGACGGAGCGCTCTATAAGCTCAATGGAAGGAACCATGTCGAGCCTCACTGGTGTCGCAAAAGGCTTGCTTGCAGCACTTTCCGTGCAACAGGTTGGCGCCTACGCTCAGGCGTGGCAGGATATGAGTAACAAACTCTCTAACGCCGTGAGAGATTCGGTTCCGCCGTTTGAAACCCTTGCCGATGTAACTAATCGTGTTTTTGATATCGCGCAGAAAACACGCTCAGGACTTGACGCAACGGCCACCTTGTACGCCAGACTTGAGAGGTCTACCAGAAGCTATGGTGTAAGCGTGGAAGACCTGACAAGGCTGACAACAATAATCAATCAGGGTTTTGTTGTATCAGGAGCGTCAGCTGAGGAGGCGAGCAACGCAATTATACAGCTTGCACAAGGCATGGCATCTGGCGCCCTTCGAGGAGATGAGTTTAACTCAGTAAACGAGCAGGGAAACCGGCTCATGATAGCTCTTGCCGACTCTCTGGGTGTTGGCATCGGTGAGCTTAGAAATATGGCTGCGCAAGGGAAACTGACAACTGATGTTATAGTTAATGGCCTTCTGTCGCAGGGAGACAGTATTGGGAGAGAGTTCGCCAAAACAACTTCTACCATCAGCCAGTCTCTGGAGATAGCCGGAAATAACGTTGCAAGATTCTTTGGGGAAAACGCAACGGTAAAAACAGGTGTAAAAATCTTTAGCGATTCAGTGATACTGGCAAGTGAAAATATTCAGGCGCTTGGCACAGCGCTGACTGTTGTTGCTGGAATCATGGGGAGTCGATATGTAGGCGCGCTGGCAATGTCCACTGCCGCGAAAATATCAGATATAGCAGCATCAAGACAGCAATTAATAGCTGAGAACCAGCAGGCACAATCAGCACTTGTGGCTGCAAATTCCGCGCAGAGGAAGGCTTTAGCTGATAAAGAGGCGGCGCTATCATCTCTGGCGCTTGCTCAGGCTGAATATAACGTAGCAAAAGGCAGTGCAGCCGAGATGCTGGCGCTTGATGCTCTGGTTGCAGCAAAATCAAGAGCTAGTGCTGCGTCACTATCACTTGCTCAGGCTGAAAACGCACAGGCTACGGCATCAGCGAGAGCAGCATCCGCGGCAAGCGCTGCATCGGTAGGAATTGGCCTTGCCAGAGGTGCTCTTTCATTGATAGGCGGGCCAGCAGGCGCGGCGATGTTAGCAGCGGGGGCAATATTTTACTTTTGGCAGAAAGCACAGCAAGCCAGAGAAGAAGCAATCCGCTTTGCCGATAGTCTGGACAAAGTAAACGCCTCAATGAAGGCGATGAATAATACCCAACTCAGGGGGGTGATAGCTGACGCCAATATTTCAATTTCGGCGCAAAAGGATGCCGTGAGAAATCTGCAAAGTGAAGTTGATGCACTTCGTGAGAGGTATCTTAGCTTCACTCCTGCCGCGCAAGAGGTGGCTGAGTCACTTGGTCAAGGGTCGCAATTTGCTTCTGATCAGGAAAGGGTGCTCAATGAATTAAATAAAAAATCAAGAGATTTAGCTGATGCTCAGGATAAACTAGCAAGAACTCAGGACACGGCAGCAGAAGCAAGCAGAACCCTAACAAACAACATGCTTACCTCAATGGGGGTGCATGATGGTCTGATTGAGAAAGGCTCGACTCTTGAGAGAGTGCAGGGGGCGGTGGCAAGAGCATTTGGATTGACTGCCGATGAGATAAACAGAGCAAACCAAGCCGGGCAAAACTTCAACCCCAAATCCTTGCAGGTGTCAGCCCCAACAAAAGAAGCTGATAAGATCATTCTCAGTCTTGAGGAGCAGAATCAGCTTTTAAAAATACAGGATGAAAGACAGAGGGAGGTAACAAAAGCACGACTGGAGGCCCAAAAGGTAACTGATAACCCCAATCAGATAGCCAGGGCTGCTGAACTTGCAGGACAGATATATGATTTGAATGAGGCCGAGAAAGCAAGAGAAAAAGCACAAAATAATTCTCAATTATCGGCAAAAAAAGCAGCCACAGAGCAGGAGAATATCGCCAATAAACTTGAGCAGCTTCGCCAGAAGTCACTGCTTACCGCTGAAAGTACAAGAGAGCTTAGCCGCGAACAGTCAATACTGGCTGCTCAGCAATCACTTGGTAAGGGGGCCACTCAGGAGCAAATTAACCTTGCCGGGCAATATGCGGCTAAGGCATGGGATAACGCCAACGCGCTCAAGGCTCAGGCAGAGGCGGAGAAAAAAAGAGCAGAAGCTGTAAAAGGCTTTGCTGCATTAAAATCGCAGACATCCCCAATGTTTGCCGTTGAAACAAACTATCAAAAAGATTTAGCAGCGCTCAATGCTTACGCGGTGGCTTACCCGAAAAAGATAGCGGAGGTTGAGCAGGCCAGAGCAGCAATTGAGGAGCAATACCGCAAGCAGCGCCTCGATGCCATGTGGCAGGAGTGGAGCCAGCAGAACGCGGCCACACAAGCGGCCGCTGCTGCATTTGATGCTTTTGGGCAAACCGCAAGCAACGCCTTAACTGGCGTTCTGACTGGCTCAATGTCTGTTAGCGAGGCTCTACAGTCAATAGGGAGCAATGTGTTAAATGCGGTTATTAACTCTTTCGTTCAGATGGGCGTGGAGTGGCTTAAATCGGTAATCATGGGACAGGCAGGAATGGCAGCAGCATCTGCCGCAACCGCTGCTCAGGCGGCAGGAATAGCAGCAGCCATGGCACCAGCAGCAGCGATGACATCACTTGCCACGGGTGGTGCTAACGCAGTACCTGCACAGGCTGGCATTGTTTCCACCATTGGTGTTGCTAAAGCAATGTCTGTTGCCGGGGCATTAAAGAATGGTGGGCCTGCGCAGGCTGGCTCAATGTATCAGGTCGGCGAGAACAACCTCCCTGAAATCTTCCAGGCCAGCAATGGCAATCAGTACATGATACCCGGGGACAACGGAAAGGTTATCAGCAATAAAGACCTTACCGGCGGCGGCAGTGGTATCATTATTTATAATAATGTCACCAATAACAGCAGCGGAGCAACGGCCTCATCAACAGCAAGAGATAATGGTGACGGCTCTGTTACAATTGAGACTATCGTTGCCGACATAGAAAATGGCGGCCCTATTTCTCAGGCTATTACCAGCAATACCACTGCAACCAGAAGGGCAACAGAATAATGGCTATAGCTTACCCATCATGGCTGCCGCTTGCGCAGCGTGCCAGCAAGAACATGGCGACTCAAACACCATTCCGCAGCGATCAGCCTGCGGTTGGGGCGCCAATATTTCAAAAGTTAACGACCGATGTTGCAGTAACATGGAGTTTGACATGGGTTTTCACGCTCAGGCAGGAGCGGGCATTTATGCAGTGGTTGAGAAGCCCAAATTATCTCAACAAGTGCAATGAATGGTTCACGATGGATATCGATCTTGGTGGCAGCGGATTACAGAATCAGACTTTGCACTTTACTGATTACCCCGTACAGACAAGTATCAATGGCGGCATCGTTACATGGACTGGAAATGTCATCTGTAAAACTCTCAATAACTCCATGGATGAATTTGATGATGTGCTTGTTGAGCTTGATGAGAGATGGTATTCATGGCTAGATGAAGTCGTTAACAGGGATTTGCCGGAGTATCCATAATGCCAACATTGCGTGAATACCAGTCAAAAAGGCCAAACTGGAAGCTGTATGACACCATAACCTTTTATCATTCCTCATTTGGTTATGTCCGGCTAGTTGGCAACGAGTTCTCTGATGTTGTCCTTGGCGGCCAGACCTACCAGCCAGTACGCATGGATGTAACCAGAAGCCAACAATCGAACACGCCGGTAATTAATGCCACGTTAAAGTTTGCGAGACTGGCTAATGACTTTAAGCAATATTTAAAGTTATGGTCAGGCTCTGGACGTATTGAGCCTATCACTGCTTTATACCAGCGTTTTGATGAGACTGACAAAGACGCACCATTAAAACCATATACGCTTTATGTAAATGATGTGACGCTTGATCAGTCTGATGTAACTGTCTCCATCTCCATAAAAAACCCAATCAATGGCAACGTGGCAAAACTTTATGACATCACAGAATTCCCAGGACTGCGTACCGTTTGACGATTTTGAGCGGCTGATGGCTGGAAAACCATATGTTGACAGATGCTGTCACGTTGATGCAGTTGACTGCTGGGGTCTGGTGGTGCTTTTCTATCGCCTTTGTATGAATGTCAATGTTCATCACGATAATTCATATTCAAGTGGCGGAGATTTTGTCACTTGTTTCAATGGGGAAGTTTCATTCTGGAAAGACACAGACCGGCCAAAAATTGGCGATGTGGTGGTTGCCTATCGTGGTAGTCACCCGGTACATGTCGCGCTATGGTGGGGTCGTGATAAAATACTGCATGCGCGAGAGAAAACGGCAGTCAAGACAGACCGCCTTAAAACACTCGAAAAATTATCAACAAAATTAAGGTTCCTGACTTATGCCGGTTATTCACATTCAGAAGATGCCAGGAGTTCCAAAAGAGACGGGTAATGTTCCTACTGGCACTAATCTGTGGAGATGGCTGGAGAATTCCGGTCTTCCATCTGACATCAGGATTGCACTGAATGGCAGCATTTTTGGCCCTGATGATGAATTGTCGATATCGTTAAAGCAAAACGATATTGTTAACATTTACTGTCAGCCTCGCGGCGCCATTGGCGACCTTATCAGCACGATACTCAAGCCTGTAACTAAGGTTCTTTCTTTTCTGCTGCCAAAAGCATCAACGCCATCAACCAGCACTGGCACGACGGTTGAATCACCCAATAACAGCCTGAAATCGCAAACCAATATTGCGCGAAATGGAGAGGCAAGACCTGACAACTTCGGTCAGATAAGGGCATTCCCTGACCTGATTCAGGAATCGCTTTTTGAATACATTGACGATCTGAAGTACGTCACTGAGTTCATGAACTTTGGCCTTGGGAAATACACCATTTCATCGGTTCGCTATGCGGAAACTAATCTTGGTTCTCTACCCGGCGCTACTCATGTCATTTACAATCCTGGTGACGTGATTGGACAAATCATTGAGCCTTACCAGTTCGACGGTCTTGATGGTCAGGAGGTTCCAGGACTGAACGAATCAGAAGATACGCCGATAGAGACAGCGACCACGACATCTGTTACCAGTGGTGATTATGCTGGCGGACAGTTGTTGATGGTCATACCAAAAAACACTGATTTCGATTACTTTATGGGTTTGTCTTTGCCGCACTCTGTGTCATTAACAATAAATATTACCTACAACTCGACATCCGGGCCAGTTACTGAAAACATTCAGCTTAGTGGCAACATCATTTCAGCTGAGGAAACTGAGACAGGCGTCATTCCTGATACTCAGTATTTCTATAATTTCACCTTCAATAACATGACTGGCGCAAATCTTGGCAACCTGACAGGCGCAACCATCAACAATACTTATTTCCAGATTGTGGATAATGAGGCGCTTGTTGTTGGTCCATATGTTGGAGCCGTGGAATCGACGCAGGTATGGGTTCACGTTCAATCGGAGCTTGGTCCTACCAGTGGCACGGCGGATTATCTGATCAAGGTATGGGCGGTTGATGATAATGGGGATGCCATTCCAGGAACCGAGGAGCAGCTCGCAGACAGTATTGACAACCCATTTAATCAGACAACAAAAACCTATTATCGCACGTATAAGTTAACTCCTGCTTATGGGATGGCTAAGTATGCCATCAGCATTGAAAGAACAAACAACTCAAACTCTGGCAACCGCGTAACGTTGCAGGCGGCGCACGCTATCAACATCCGCGAGAATGTGGTTTATCCTGATGACACCCTTGTTAAAGTGACGGTGAAGGCCACGCTTCAGCCCACATCAGTTACTGAGCGTAAATATAACGCGCTGATCACCCGCTGGACTATTGGATACAACAGAACCACCGGGACAGTCGACTATACGTTAACGCCATCAAGAAGTTTTGCAGATTCAGTGCTGCATAACTGGCTTATTACTTCTGGTCAGCCTGAAAGCACCATTGATGTGGGAAGGCTCTATGAAATAGCTGATGCGTTGCCTGATGAGCGTCTTGGGTATTTTGATTACACATTTGATGATGAGGATAAATCGATCGGTGAACGAATTCAGACCATCTGCGATGCAGCTCGCGTGACGGTATTTTGGGATGATGGTGTTTTATCGTTTTCAAGAGATGAGCAAAAATCAACCCCTGAAACCGTGTTCAATACCAGAAACACACAGGCCGATGGCTATAAAATGTCTTATGACATGACTTTGCCGGGATCATATGATGGCGTGAGTGTTCAGTACCGCGACCCAAACACCAACAAACAGGCTTACGTTTATTATAAAATTGGCACTTCTGGTATAGAGCCGGGAGAGCCAACTAAGCCAAAAAAATTCGACATGCTATACGTTCGAAATCTGTACCAGGCAACAGACCGGGCTATACTTGAGTGCAATCGCCTGATGTACTCACGTCGCGGAATGGAGATAAAAGCGCTTGCTGATGGCGAGTGGGTGAACGTTGGCGATATGATTTCTGTTGTCGACATTTATGATTCTGTACAGCAAACAGGTGTTATCCGTTCAAGGTCTGGAAGCGTATTTACCACCAGTGAACAGCTCACAGCGGGAAGCGGTCTGTTTGTGGTCATTACCGGCGCCAATGGGAATGTATCAGAGCGTCTGGCCTGCACTATTACCGGTTTGAACACGTTCGAGTGCGCATTACCATCTGATTTCGAGTTAAACATTTTTGACGGTGTTAATGTTCAGTCAGAATCAAGATATGCCATCTCCACAGAGGTTGAGCTTGATTCAACATTATGGACAGTCAGCCAGAAAACTCCAGGCACAGATGGTACAGTCTCACTTACTGTAACTGAGTACAATGATGCCATGTACGCCTACACCAACCCTGTTGCATGATACAATAGGGCAATTAATGATTATGGAGATTGCAGCCGATGGCTACTACCCCAACTAACAAGCCAATTCCTTCTGAAGACCCGCGCGACCTCAAGTTTAACGCCGGTAAGATTGATGAAGAGGTTAACGGAAGTTCTGATTACTACACCGACCGATTTGACGCACAGAGGCTGACTAATACCGGCAGGAATCACCAGTTTCAGACAGCACAAGATGAGCGTGAGGCAGAATTTGTTGCGTCACAGGTGGATAAAGAAGCGCGTTTTCAGCAATTCCTCTTAAATTCTGGTTATCAGTTTTTGGGAGATTATGAAAATGGGCCATATACAATAACGGCGCTTAACCAGGTAATTCGTTATCAGGGTGAATTCTGGCGCTTAAACGCATCAACAACACCTCCATATACAACTACAGGGATTGATAACACCTCTTGGGCGGTAGATGTGACCCATCTTGTAAGCGTTGGTGATGCAAAATTAAGACAGGATTTAAGTTCAACTACTTTGCCTGGTTTATCATTAGTCGGTCTTTCTGGTAATGGTAATTTAAACCATCTGCTAGGCAATCATACCTCTCCTGAGGCGTGGGGAGTGGTGCCAAATTCAGAAGCATCAGCTCATGCAAACTCTAGAAAGATGTTTGACATGTTTGAAAGTTTAAGATCGAAAGGCGGCGGTGTCGTATTCTTTACTCCTGGTAGAACATACTGGATTGACTTTATTCAGTTCGTACCAAGTAACGTTGTTATAATTGGCTACGGCGCTACATTAAAGCAAATAAACCCTTTATCAATGTATGGACGCGGTGGTTTTGTGTTTGGTAGCAGTAGGGAATGGAACTATCAAAAAGCTAAAACGGCATATCTTGCAAACTCCTACCCTGCATCTGTATCTGATTCATCAATGCCTGAGTTGTCTTTAGGTTCATATTTAAGGGATAACCAATCATATTTACAGTGTGAAAGATGTACTGTGTATGGTTTGCGTATGGAAACAAAATTTACAGATTCTACATATTGGGGTGGTTATGCATTTAATACAGTAAACGCGCAACACATCAGATTTTACGATGTTAAAGGAAGTGGTTGGACACAGCTATTCAATTTCGGTAATGATAGTTCCGCATCATCACCATCTTGTGATGATGTATATGCATTCAACTCAACAGTAGAAAGCGCAGATCTTGTTCGTTCTTACTATGCGATTGGTTTTATAGCCAACTCTACAAACTGTGGCTTTGATACAGCTGTTCTTCTAAAACCAATGACAGTTGATAGCATTAATGGGTCTGGTGCAGCAACAAACTACACTGAAAACTGCGTAATCAGAAATATAAACATACCAGATTTAGGGTTAACTTCATCATCTGAAGGTGTTTTATTAAATAACTCTAAAGGTTGTTTAATAGAAAATATTGATATCAGGAATTGTAAAAACGTAGTTAGTACATACTATACCGTCGCTTCATACAATGACACTGCAAAACCTAATATTTTAAGGAATATTAGTGGTCAAGGCGTTAACATTATAGCAATCAGGTCTAAATATGCACACATTGAATCATTTGAAGTAGTAGGTACATACACGAATGAAGTTCAATTTGCAAACAACAATGCATCAGGCAATACCATAAATAAAAAACCAAAATCAATTGGTTTTGGTGGGACTAACTTACAGTCATGGTTTTTAACAAATAATACGGTAAAAGGATGGTCGCGAAAATATTTTTATATTCGGCCATCCGAAATTTTGTTGAACGATAAAGTAGACACTTTTTCATGGGATTATAATAAACTTGTCGCAACAAAATCAGGAGTAAATCTTTACTTTATGTGGCGAGTTCCTGACGATATAAATGCAATTGATGATATTCGCGCTTTTATTAGATTTAACACTGCCGTAGATCAAGATGCTTCTGTTGCTGGATCTACAGTAGAGGCAAGTTTGATACAAATGGTCGCTTTCGATGGTAACATTGGCGAAACACCATATGTTGCTTTTTCAAACAGCAAGGTTGCAACAGCGGGTGTAGAAGACACAACGGTAGTAACGCAAATGGGTAGCAATGTACCAGGTTTGGTTTATATGGATGATACTACACATGGTTTATCCTATAGCTGGTATGTGCTGTTTAAAATGACAAATAATGTCAACAATAACTACATGAAAGAAATCAGAGTAGCGGGGTATAACTAATGACCGGTTCAGAATCAAGAAAAGCACAAGATCTCTTTTTTGGTATTATTGATTATTACGCTAATCTTTCAGGTACAGACATAACTGAAGATCAGTTGAAACAACGCGATGAAATAATAAAAAGTGGATCTATAGAATGTGATGATTCTTTAGATAGTGAAATCTTAGATTTGCAAGATCAATTTCTTGCAAAAAAAGAAAGTAACATCATAAATAAAGATCAAATAGCGATAGTTGAAAAAGCACTATCGCTATTAAAAAAATCTTAATTATCATACTGGTAGTAACGTGCATCTCATTTGATGCACGTTATATTTATTTAAATCACTCAGAATGGGATATCATCATCAAAATCCATCGGCGGTTCGTTTGACGGTGGTTTTGACGTGTTTGATGGTTGCTGAGGTTTACCCAATCCTGATTGCTGATTACTTCCTGACTTTTGCCGCTGCTGTGACTGTTGGTTTCCATTATCACTTGATTTACCACCAATCATTTGCATAACGCCGTTCATAGGCTGCAAGACGATTTCAGTAGTGTATTTTTCAACACCGCTTTGATCTGTCCATTTGCGAGTACGTAATTTTCCTTCTACATACACCTGAGAGCCTTTGCGCAGGTATTCGCCAGCTACCTCTGCCAGCTTTCCGAAGATAACAACGCGATGCCATTCGGTTTGCTCTTTCTTCTCACCTGTGGCCTTGTCATTCCACTGTTCTGATGTTGCCAGAGAAAGATTGCACACAGCGCCGCCGGAAGGCATATATTTAACTTCCGGGTCTTGTCCGAGAGTGCCCAAAATGATTACTTTGTTGATTCCTCGAGATGCCATAATTTACCCTTAAAAGTTTTCGATGTTCTGTTGAGATGTTGATGGCTTCTCTTCGTTTGCAGATGACGTAGGCGCATCTGCTTTCTGGAGTTTGGCCGGGTTGAAATCACTGCCGCCAGCAATGAATTTTGCTTTCATTTCCTGGTATGCGCCGACGATTACGCGAGTGGCAGCGTCATCACCACGGAATGATTTGTATTCTTCACCATAAATAGCAGTAAGCTCATCCATGTTTGCTGCTGAACGAATGAGTGCAGCTGCATCTTTAGGAGACTTCCGCGCCGCATTGCCATCGTCATCAGCCTGCGCAATACCGAACATAGACGCAATAGAGTAGCGGCGCGCATACGTCATTGCTGAGCCATAACCCTGCGCGTCTTTCTTGGCAACTGGCATTGGCATGACTGAAGACATGTATTCACCAGACTCATGCATGATTGTTGTTTCCAGCTTCAAAACATCAACCGTATCGCTCTCAATGGCGTTCTGGATGATGATAAGACCGTTAGCCTCAAGCGCTGGCCTGATGGCATTCAGGAATGACTCAAGGTTAGCATAATTGCTTTTAAGGTGCGGGTTTTGCGCATTCTTTTTAGCGCTGCTACTCATTACCTTGCGCGCCTCTACCAGAGCCTTAATCAGGTTTGCTTTCTGTTCTGAAAATTTCATCACTTCACCTCATTTACTATAAATTACAGGTTAAATTGCTTTTTGAACCATTCTGGCGTTTCCATTTCGATGACCGGATTACCCATTGAGTAACCTGGCCATGAACTGGCCTTTTTGCATGCCTTATAGATTTCCATCGCGCTGCGCAGCTGAATGCGACCAATGCGTAACTGCTCATCCGTCAGACGAATCAGCGCAGGAATGAATGGAGATTTTTTCTCCTGCACCAGAAGGTTTACCGAGCGAGGCGCATGCCCATAAGCCTCGACAAACATATCGTGTTGCATTGCCATCTTCATAAAGTACCCTAGCCGAGCAGCATGGCGGAAAAACTCATCAGGCTTGGCACTAACCGCTGTTTTGTAGTCGATGATATCGCCACCGCGAGTAAGGCAGTCAAAGCGTACTTTTGATGGCTCGCCAAGCAACTGACCGAGAATTGATACCTCAGAGTAAGCGCCAGAAAGCAGGCTGCTGTAATAGCTATTTGCATGTATTACAGCGCGCATCTGCATGATGGCGTCATAATCATTACCTTCCAACATTGATTTACCAGTAGCGGTCTTCTCTGCCTCTTCACGGATAACATCGTAAATTTGTACTGGCTCGCCAGTGGCCTGAATGATTTTAATCACTTCAGCTTTGGCCTTACCTGAAAGACCTTTGATGCCGCGCTCTTTTGCCCATGAGTTCATATCGGAAGCGGTTACCAGCACCGTGCGATTGCCATCTTTATCTTTTGGAAAATCTTCGACAACTGGCATGCGGGCATACTCTGCTTCGAAGCGCTCAGGCTCAAGCAGAGCGGTATGGCTACCAGTACCAAATATCAGAGCCTTTGACTGCTCATCTTCTTCGTCTTTGTAGCGCCACGCTGCCGGGCAGCGGTCATAGATGTTCCACAGGCCAGAGCCGTTGATGTGCTCGGTGTCAGCGTGGTACTGCTCGTTGCTGAGTTCGTTGTTTAAATAAACTTTCATCCATCACCTCTTTTTATTGTTAAATCAATCTACATCAAACCACGTCATTCATCAAGCCCAAAATAGAATAACGTCGCCCTTTTTAACTCCTCAAGACCATAAGAAATGGCGCCAAAGTGACCCTCTGCAATGGCGCACTCCAGAACCTCAATCTGCGATGGCGATACTTTTGATTTTGTCTTATCACGCCTCTTCAGCTCAATCAGGCCGCATTTATGATTAATGCCGTGAGTTAGTATCACATTGTCGCTTACTCCGCTCCTGACGCCCATTTTGCGGCGTTTCTCGACGAATTGAGGGCCGCTCTTTGTTCCAGTCTCGTTAGGCACATGAAACCACAGGACTTCAGGGAATCGGTATTGCATCCACAGACCATAGGCCATCTGGTCAGTTTCCTCCCTTGGACACTCCCCGCGATAACCACTATCAAATACCCATATTCCACTATCAAGCTGCTTCAATTTGTTCTCCTACCGTGGTTTTTATGGAATCCATGCTTAACCTCAGCTTCCGCTCTTGCTTTTGCCGCATTATTAAAATCAACAAATAATCCAAGATAAATGTTTTTACCTTTGACTTTTATTTGAGCCATCCATTTCTTCCTGTCTGAGTTCCATGTCACACCAGTAACTCCAGAGGAGTTATTGGTTGCGATACCTTGATTCATGCCATTCCCAAGATTATTAACTAGCCTGAGATTTTCTATTCGATTATCATCACGAACATGATTGATGTGATCAATCTGCATACCTCCTTGTATTGGCTCGTTATGCATTTCCCATATGATTCTATGTGCACGATAAAGACCCCTGCCAATTCTGACCATTACATAACCAAACCTTGGGCGCTTGTTGCCTGCCGCTTTATATGCAAACCTAGTATTCCAAGTAGCTGCTGACTTCTTCGTCTTAAAAGTTGAAACATTTCTCTCCTTCCATATCAGAAGGCCATTTTCATAGTAAAAATAATCATGCCAGTTCATTTTTTTGTCCGAATTCTTTTCTGTGGATGATATCGCGGCCTTTATCGTTAAAACGATGCGTTATGCGTTTTGGCGCGCGGATAAGACCAGTGAACGCCATGAATGCTTTTGCGTTGTGGCAATTCATGAGGTTATCAATCATATTCCTGTCTGATACGTGGTTTAGTAATCCTTTAATCTTAAACTGATTTTTAAGGTACTTCTCCTGCCTGCCAAATGGATAGAAAACCTCACTGGCCCAGCCATCTTTGCCGTTTTCTTTCGTGATGAAGTAACGATAAACAACGCCCTTCTCATCTTTCGTTAGCTCAATCTTGAAATCCTTGACTTCAGTCCATTCATTATCCGTATAAGCACGCTCATTGAGAGCCGCGTTAGGGTCGCGCAAAACGTGATCGCATTGACGGCAATAACGAGCTGTCGGGTCGTTTTTTGTGCCGCAACCATCATCAAAAATACGGATGCCGTGCTTGTCGAAACCGCAGCGAATGAAGCTGAAAAACTCTTCGCAACGACCATCTGGCGACGTTGAGTCTTTACCGATGCAACGCCGTGCATATGGGCTGTTCATCGTCTGGCATTTAGGGCATGGAACCTGCTCTCCGCTACGCTTGGCGCGCTGCGCTTCTGCTTCCTCAAGAATAGGGTCTTCGTAGAGTTGGCCAAGCTCAAACATTGTTCCCGAGAAATCGAGAACCAGATGATCTTCTTTATGATACCCGGCTTCTATGTGTTCTTTTTTAAGTAGTCGCATACCCCTGCCCAATAATTGGACAAGAAGAGTTAACGACATTATTTTCCTTAGTATGACGCTTACATCCCACAAAGGTATGTTTACACCTGTTGTTAACGCCGCAATTTGGAATGTGTATTTTATTTTTCCAGTGTAGGCATCTTTTAGAGCCTTCCGGCGAGCTTTCATGCCCATATCTTCAGTTACTATCGCATAGCTTCCTTCTGGTAAATATTTAGCGGCTTCCAAGCAATGCTTTTTCCCGGCACATGTAATCAATACCCCGTTCCTGTTTTTGGTCAACTCCATAACCTTGAGCATGATTTTCTGTGTAAGCGTACCTTGCTCAAGGATTTCTTTCTGCATCTGCTTTAGTTGTTCGGCAGTGAAATCCTGTGTGCCATCGCTTCCTGATGCCTCAAATGCTGACAGATCGTAATGCAAATCATCAATGTCATGCAGGCCAAAAATCGTCGGCACAAGAAACCCAATATCAACAAGATATTTGGTGTCAATGTTTACTATTTCATGTTTCCAGTAAGCACCCTTAATCGAGTCTGTGCCACGAAAGGGACTGCCTGTATATCCAATAACGATGACATCGTGACCGTATTTAGCCTTACATCTGCGGTTAAGTTCAGTCATTATTACGCCATATTGCGTTTCAGGACTTTCGCTTACCACGTCCTCCCAGTTCATCTGGTGGCAGTTATGAGCTATGAATCCGTTTGCAACAAAGTTGTGATGGGTAGGCATCTCTATATCCCACACCATCTCATCACCAATTTCATTTATTGACTCGATTACTTTTGATTTTGTATTCCACGCCATCTTCCATGTGGTCAGCAATTCTTTTAAAAAACTCATCCTGCGCTTCCTCATCAAAAATACTTACACAAAACATTTCGCGCTTTTTCGTTCCGCCAATGTAAGAATTAACTCGCGCTCCATTTAACCCAAGAAAATCATTCAATGCATTGGCAACTTCCCAGCATTCATCCTCAATGAACGCCTCGGTGTGAATAAATACCTGCCTGTACTTGCCGTAAGATATTGATGAATGCCCATCATCACCAAAATAAACAGCCCAACCAACTTCGTTTAACTCCCTGCATATCTTTCCTATGTTGTACCCATTTGCTGAGTCGCCATATTTCTCAGCGTACCTGTCAAGTATCTTTGTGCATGATGTTCTAACCTGGAACCATTTGTCACCGAATCCATGATTATCCCTTTCGCTGTATGCTGCATTAAGTTTTTTGAATCTTGCGGCCTTGCACAGAGCGTGTTCTTTATTTCCCATATTCCACATCAGTCTGTGCGTTCCCCTTTTTGTGTTCTTAATCAGACACCCATCACCAGCAAGAGCGGCGAGTATGTTTTGATGCAAGAAGTAATCAATAACAAGGCCGCTATCAACCGTTGAATTATGATGACCAGACCTAAAATCAACATAGTAACCGTAAGGATTTTCCAGCAATGCACTCAATCCTTTGCTCGCGTGCGGAAAAACCTTCTCGCCACAGCCACACTTGCACGAAGGAGCTTTGTCATAAATCTGTCCGACGAGCCATCTAACGACAGAGTCATCCCAGCCTTTAGTTTTCCCGCTTCTACCCAGCAGCCGTTTGAATAAAGTTTGTGTGTACTCGTGCATTTTATTTCCTCTCCGCCTTTTAATTTAACTGATGATACGCGTTTTATGCCATTAGTAAATACTCTTTTAGGTTTGTGGTACACCCACTCACCAGCGACCTCATCCAAGCACTTGATTTCTTTGTTTATTAAGCTATCGTCATCAATTCTCACCCATCCATCACTCGTCAATATCAGTGCATCACCAGTCAGGCACTCATCCATAAGAACAAAGCGAGGAGAAAAATCGGAAAGCGCACCTTTAGAAAGTAAATTACCTGACTCGTCCTTCTTATCGAAAAGGCCATTTATTATTGTTCCCTCCGTACCAGCAATAAGCGGGTATGCCGTTGACTTTCTGCCAAGAGCAGCGCTAAAAAGTGAGTTTTTCACACTCAGATTCCACAGTTCCTCCGCATCCTGCTCAATAATTTCTGGCTGTCTTGCAATAACAAGCCCTTCCCACCCCATATCCTGAAAGCGCCGCGCAATCATGGCAATCATGATCGTCTTACCAGCACCTACCGATGCGGTAACGAAACTTGGCTTAGGGTCTTTGCCAAACTTGCGGATAACTTCAGCCGTCTTTTCATAAACCAGCCATTGATAAGGTCGTGGCTCAATCTCACCCGTATTAACAACTGACCGCAATTTGTCTATATCCAGCTCCGCAATCATTGCGTCTATTTTATGCGTCATAGCAACTAACCTTTGTTGATGTTTCTACGTCAGTTAGCTTATACTCAATCTACACCAACAATCAAGGGTCAATTTATGAGATACGACTGGAAGGAAATCGAGCCAAAAATGATCGGCAACTGGCAGGCTGCCATCATGTCTATCGTCAATGTGGATAGCAGAGTTTTCAATGGCAAGCACCAACCATGCCCATCATGCTCAGGAAAAGACAGATATCGCTTTGATGACAACTTCGAAACAAAAGGCGATGGCGGTGCGATATGCAATCAGTGCGGTTCCGGCAGCGGCATGAACTGGCTGATGAAACTTTCTGGCATGAACTTCCCCGAAGCGCTGGAGGCGCTGGGAGGATTTCTGAATATGCACCCACGCGAAAAACTTGAGGCGATTAGAAAGCAACTTCCAAAGGTCAACCATGCTTCTGACTACCTGACAGAGGCAGAAGTGGCGACCATCATGGAAAAAGCAGGAGGCGACACCATAACCGGCAAAACTGGTGAACTGGTGGCGATACCGCTCTATATGGCTGGAACCATGACGCCATGCAATGTAGCTTTTCTGGCAGACGATGAAAGCGTGTCATTTCGCGCGGGTTTTAGCCATGAGTACACTCGTGGAAGACTTACGCGCGGCGCGGTGACACCCATCGGCGATAAGACAGAATGGACATACCTTGTTGCGGATTACTTCGATGCCTGGCGAGCACACCGACTTACCGGTGCTCATGTGTGGTGCTGCTGGTCGTCGGAAAATATGTGGGAAGTTGTGCGTGATGTGAGCGATGAGCAGCGAGCCAAACTACGCTGTATCATTAATAATAATTTCGATGAGGTATGCGCAGCCGAGAATGCAGGTCTTCAGATACTAATTACTGATGACGGGCGGGATATTCGTTACAGTGGCGCCATCAGAAAAAGGTTGTATAAACCAGAAGAGCTATTTGAAGCACTAAAAAACAAACCCTCCTGATGGAGGGTTTTTTGTTATTCTATGCTAATTAAAACGTAACCAGGAAGATATGAGCTCACATCAGCTATATGCACAATTAATTTATCAACCCTCTCCCCTGTGTAATCACCATCCCATTCATAAAGAGCAAGAATGTCTCCAACCTTAAAATTACGGTCGTTATTCCTTAGTTCAGCCCTCTTTAAACCATCGACAACAGGCCAAAAGTGTTGAGGTAATATTTTAAGTTCATGTACTTTGCTCATCATTTTAGTCTCGGATTCAGGTAAACAGTGTTATTAAGGAATACGCAATATCCATCTTCTTCAAGAGACGGCAAAACATTTGACTTTAGTCTGTCATAAATATGCGGTATACCTTTGAATGGTCTAACGTTTTTTAGCGAATCATACAGCCATTTTACCGTGACATTTGTCTTTCCTTTTTGCGCAGCTGTGCGCAATTTTTCAGCAACTACATCAATTTCTGATTTCTCGCCAGCGTATCCATTTGACTCAACGGCATCGGTAAATGTTTTTGTTAGTGCATCATAAACGCTTATGGCGCGGCTTATATGCTCCTCACCAATAATTTTTGAGCGACGACCGCCATCGCACCAGTTTTCAGCGGCATGGAATATTGCTGAAAGCCTGATTATCTGTTTGTCAGCCTTACCCATGGCGCCACGAAGCAAAACGTGATCCCATTTACCACCTGGCAGGAAATTCTTTTCCCACTGGTTTCGTAAAAGCCCAATCATGCGCTGCGATTCTTTAGCTAGGGAGAAAACAACCTTCTCAGAAGCCACAAGGTTATGCACAAACCTGGCATATTCTGCCTTTAGTTCTTTAGGCATTGGCTTACTTACCGGGCAATCATTTTCTACATCCCAATGCTCACGATAACCCAACATTGACTGCTCACGAAGCATCAGGAATCGCTCTGACAATCCATTACCCCTGTCTCCAGCGGAAAGAATGGCATCAATACTTTCATCCTGCGCAATGACGCTGATGTTACCAAGCACATAGCCAGATGAAACACCGCGACCAACGCGAGCTGATCCAACAAACCCGCCATCCCAGCCTTTCAGGATTACCTCTGCGTTAGACTTGCCACCATCTTTGCCATATGAAAGGCCAAGACAGGTATTTAAAACGCTTGCCTCATCACTTATCAGGTTGAAAAAACCACCCTCATGAATTGCCTGGTGCTGCACCGCTTCTGGTGTTGCGTCGGTTAACGGGTAGGTGATGGTGTAAAGACTTTCCAGTTTCTCCTTCTCTTTCGCAATGTCATCTCCAATGATGGCTTTCGCGTTCTGATTCGTCGCCTCCTTGTAAGCCTTCATCAGGTCTTCAATGCGAATGTTTATCTTTGCAATTTCTTTCTCCATCTTTTTTGACAGGTTGTCATACTCAATTTTTATCGGGTTCATGTGCATTGAGTTGATGGCTGTCTTGCCAGCTGATGGTGGCTGCGACGTCACCACATACAAGGAAACAGGCAATTCAGAACCGTAGTATTCAACGCTAAAATTTCGCGTCATGGCACTGGCTACGCAGCCAAGCAGGTGCATGAATGACGTGCTAACGGGGAATTGAACAGCCCTAGCCGCTGCAACTGAATATCGCGTTATCAGGTCTTTCCTGTTGTCGCTGGTAAGCTCTATCTCCGAGTATGTTACATCCCTCTCCTGCCCTTCCTTGATTTCCGGCCACATGTTATGGCTTGGTGTCATGCCATGGTGAATGGCGACGCGCGCCGCAGAGGTGTGCGCCTCTCTTGCCTGATTGAAGATTTCCTGTGCCGCAATCATCTAAACCTCGTACTCAGTGGCAAATGATTCATGTGGGTTTTCAGATAGCCATTGCTTAGCTTTAAGTACGGCTGCGTTTGCCTCCTCTGCCGTTTCAAACCTGCCAAGCTCATACCTGAGTCGGTTAACAACAATCCTAGCCCTGAAATATCCAGAGTGCTTATGGAAGTCAACCCCTCTAAACCCGGTAGATGATGGCCTTCCGCCACCGGATGATGAAAGTCTTTTTTTCTTAAGTAGCTTTCCATGTGCAGACATAATTTACCCTCGCTCACGACTTTTAACCATGATACCCCATAAATTACCCTCCGTAAAGCGGCCACAAACAAACTTTGGTTAGGGTTAACTGGGTTAACTGTGGGGAAGGCCATCTTCCCCAGGATTTTTTACTGTAAGTGTATGTATTATAATAATAATAGTAGTAGTTGGGTTAATTGGGTATATTATTATTCATATTATAGATTTTATTTTAACAATAAATTAACAAATGAATTATATGGGTTATATATAAGGGGATATGGGTGAAAACATACCCTGCTGCCCCTAAATTGTTAAATTACAATATTAACATTAACTTACAGAGAAAAATCTGGGGCAATTAACCTGCCCCAGCACCTTACCCACAGTGGTAAAACTTACCCCAGGCGGATTTATTTTCACCATCATATTGACGTAGATTGGGCGCCATCGTATAGTTACCACACCAACAACAAAGAGGTGATGAAAATGACCAAAGCAATCTACACGCGCACTCAACTGGAGCCAGAAATGGGCGCAGTGAAAGCGCAAAACTTTATGATGGCGCAGGCAATGCATGCATACAGCAACGGCAAGCGCGTCTGTCGCGTTTTTAGTGGCGAAGGCAAGCACAGAGTGCTTGAGCAGGTTATCGTGTCATCTGGTGGAAACTAAACCGGTTTAGCAACGATGAATAAATTACTGGCAGTGGCTTTACTGGTTATCGCTAACGCGGCAAGCGCTGAAACGATATGGGTCACGAAGTACGCGCTGACCCGTGGCATTCAGAAGTACGAAAGCGCACAGCTATTCGCAGATGGTCAGGTGGCTGTGGTTGGCGATGTTTACTTTAAACGTGGTGAATACTGGCTTGATGAGCAACAGGCAAAAGAGCATGCAGAGACTTTGCGGCAACGCCGTGTATCTGCGCTGATGCGTGAGCTTGAGCGTTTACAGGCGGTTAAGTGAGGATTTATGGATATCGAAATTAAAGAAGTTCAGGAAATTATTAAAAACCTTGAGAGTAGTGGCGAGCTATCAATCAAAGAGGAAAAATACCTCAAGGTGGCAAAGCTGTGCATGCAGGTGGTTGCGGAAAATGTGGGGCTAAAGGGGGCAATCCCTCAACTAAAAAATATTGATTATCAAAATGAAAGCATGGATGACGTGACATTGGCAGAAGAGATTGGGTTCAATGCAGCTGTGATGGCCATGTATCGCTGGGTTCCTAAAACCCCCGCCACCGATCGCATCGTAGCCGGGATTAAGGCTGATGGAGTGGATGAGTTTTCGAAAACTCTAGAGGGGGCCGCTGACATTTGTGGTAAGTCAAAAGCATGGGAGGCGCAAGAAAATTTACTTGATTTTGCTGAGCGTGGATTCGACTTCGCCAAGCAGCTGCGCGAGGGGGCTAATCATGACTGATATCACCGAACTGGCGCAGAGCATGAAAGCGGCGGCAGAGAATGCCGGAATAGAGCAATGGGTTAACAATCGCGGAGAGGTAAACACAGCCGATTATGGGGTGGATGGTGGCATGTATATCGACCACATTTGCGACTGTGAAATCGTCGGAACAGAAAGCCCGTGTGCAGAGTTCATTGCCCTGGCTAACCCTGCCAACGTTCTTGCGCTGGTAGAGTCGCTGGAGAAGGCGCAGCGGAGCATCGCCGAGCTGGAGTCACGCTTAAACTCTGCTGACAAATTGCAGGACAGTGCATTCCGTAGTGGATTGCAACACGGCTTTAGTCTCGGACAGACAGATGACCAAGAAGGTTATGAGCAGAGCATGGCCGCTTATAGCTCCAACGCTGGCATCAAGGTGGAGGCTGAGTAGATGAAACCTGCAAATTTTGCCCCTGTGTACTGCGCACTTTATCCGGCACTGGCAGAGATAGCCCGCAAGCACGGTTACGCAATGGCTATTCACGGAACGATGGCGCGTGACTTTGACCTTATTTGTATCCCGTGGGTCGAGACTCCATCAAAACCTGAAGAAGTCGTGGCAGAAATCACCGCAACATATGCGACTACAGATATCACTAACCCTGGCTACAAGCCTCACGGTCGCCTGGCCTATTCCGTCTTCTTTGGGTTCGGTGAGTTCTTTGCTGACATGTCGTTTATGCCTGTTATCGAAGGAGCCAACCAATGGCCAAATCAACCATAACCAGAGCGCGCATGCAGGAAATGCTAGAGTGGTGTGAGGTCTTCCGCCGCCACCCTCGCCTAGATGACATTGCCGAGGCTATACGCATGGCGCTGGCCGCAATGGACAGCAGCAAGTCGGTTGAACTGCCGCTTGACTACCTGCAGGGACACAAAGACGGTCTGGAATGGGCCGCCCAACTGGCAGAAGCCAATCAACCTGAAACAGGAGACTGGCTGTACGATAACCCTATCGAGCTGGCAAAAGCAATTCGCAAAGGTCCAGATATGCCGCCAGCTTCGCTGGCGGCGGACAGCGAGCCGGTGGCTTGGGTTGTGCAGAATAAAAATATTGGAGATGTTGAGATAGATGAACCTTTTGCAAAGGCAACAAATCCAAAATATTGGACTGACTCATTCCCTGTGTATCGCCACGCGCAGCAGCAGGTAGTGCCTGATGAGCTTAAAGAGGCTGCGGCTTACTTTCTCACAGTTCTTGACGAGTACCCGAAACAGTTGGTTCCGATAAATAGAGATTCAGCCGTAGTTCGCGCCCTACGCGCCGCCATGAAGGAGGTGAAGTGATGGAATGGTATTTCTCCACCGGACTTTTTTTGTGGATTTTTGCTCAAATAACAAGAGCAGATGAAACAACTGGCATTAAGAATAACATTCTGTGCTTGCTGCTCTTCATTGTGCTGTGGCCAAAGATCATTATGACCATTGCTTACAAATTTATCGAGCAAAAGTGGTTGATGTCTAAGTCATCAGCAGAGGTAAAAACCATGAAACCCTACATCATCCGCAGGATTATTGCTGTAGCCTGCGTTGCATTCTGGATTGCTGTTGCGTTATCCGCCTGGTTTATCATGAGGTGATTTATGTTGTGGAGCAATATTCAGGCTGCATGCGAAGAGGCTGATTTTCTGTATGAGGAGACTGGTAAGCATCATGCCGTCATTCAGGTTGGCAGCATGATGATGGTGGTTGAGCATAACAGCATGCTTCGGCATATGTACTCAACGACGAGGTATCAATAATGCCGCAAAAATCAAAGCAGGAGGTTTGGCAGAAGGCTCGGCTCGAAGAGGTTGACCACTTCATATCAGCAATCGCAAAAGCCTTTCCTGATGCGATTGAGGTAGTTCACGTTCAAAGCAATAACTGTAATGTTTGGTGTTATGCGAAAACTGATGTACAATCATCTCATCAATCATCACCCACCACACTTTAACCCGCTTCGGCGGGTTCTTTTTTTATCTACGCCATGTGTTAATATATCTGTATTCGGTTTACGAAAAGACGGAAACGACATGGCAAATCCAAATCCTATTATGAAGTTTTCTGCTGAATACCAGCCGGCAGGAAGGGGTTTAAGCTACAGAAACAGGTTAATAGAAGCATTAAAACGTTGCGGAATGGGTGAAGAGGAGTTTCTTGACGCATTCATTCGCACGTCAATCAGAATGGTGGAGGAAAATCCAACTCAGGGCGTGCAAATGCTGAAAGAAATATTTCTTCGCATTAGCCCCATGCAGAAGACAATGGCCCCTCCTGTTGAGTTCAAGTATCAGAAGGGTGCAACACCAGTTCGGCAGATTGAAGATGTCATTCAGTCAGTCTCGCTTGGTGAGCTTCCCATTGATGTTGCGTCTCAGGTTGTATCAATGATTAAGGTTGGCCTTGATGTTAAAGAGCTTACTGAGCTTGCCGAGAGACTTGAACGGCTTGAGAAGATGATGGAGAGCGCTAATGGCTCGTAAACGCCTGTCAGCACTGGCAATAGAAAAGCTGGAGGCGCAGGTGGATGATGCGATGACCGATGTGGCAGAGTCGGCCATCTTCGGCATCTGCGATATGCAGAAGAACGTCATCAGGCGCCTCAGAATGACCGCTACGGGCGTGGAGGATGTCACCAGTGAAACAACGCAAGAAGACCACTTAATCCCCGCAAAACTCGAAAGGCTGCTTTATCCGAAGCGTAATAAGGTTGTCTTTGGTGGTCGAGCATCAACCAAAACTCGGACCGTAGCAACCATACTCACTGAGTCGGCGAGATTCAGGCCGGAGCGTATTGGCTGCTTCCGCGAAATTCAGCAGTCTATCGAGGACTCCAGCTATCAGGAGCTGGTAGATGAAATCGACCGCAAAGGAGAATCATCGGAATATCGCTGCATCGACGGCAAGATAACCCACAAGCGAACGAAATCAAAATTCAGGTTCCGTGGCCTCTATCGCAACATCACCGGCGTCAAGGGTTTTGCCGGGATATCGAAAGCATGGGTGGAAGAAGCTGAAAACGTCAGCCAGGCGTCGTGGGACATCCTTGAGCCAACCATCCGAGCAGAAGGTTCTGAGATATGGGTGACGTTCAACCCCAACAAAGAAACCGATGCCACTTGGACTCAGTGGGTGGCGCCCTATTACGACAAGATGGTTGATGGCATCTACGAGGATGATGACACATTAATCATTGAGTGTAATTACCGAGACAACCCGTGGTTCTATGACACCCCGCTCCCAGCATCCATGGAGAAAATGAAGGCGGTAGATTTCGACCGATATCTCTGGATTTGGGAAGGAAAATTTAATAAACGAAGCGATGAGCAGGTATTCGGCGGAAAATGGCGCACCGCATCGTTTGAGGTTAAACCTGAATGGCATGGCCCTTACCATGGCATGGATTTTGGTTTCTCTGGCGACCCTGCCGCAATGGTTGAGGTTTGGGTGGAAAACCTACCCGGCGACCGGCGCAACATTTATATTAATCGTGAGTATGGCAAGGTTCATCTTGAGATTACCGACCATCCGGCAGCAATGGACCAGGCATTTCCGATGGCGCGCAAGGCAAGATGGTATGCTGACTCATCAAGGCCGGAAACCATCAGCCACATCAAGCGAGCTGGCTTTGACATTCATCCCTGCAACAAATGGCCAGGCAGTGTTGAAGATGGCGTGACATGGCTCAGGGGTTGCGACAGCATCATCATTCACGACCGCTGCACGGAAATGAAAAACGAGGCTGCGATGTACAGCCACAAGGTCGACAAGAATACAGGCCTTGTGCTTACTGAAATCGTTGATAAATATAACCACTATTGGGATGCGGTGCGCTATGCGCTGAATGACTATATTGTGCAGCGCGGCTCTGGATGGATTAGAAGGGGCAGGAGATAAGAAAAAGCCCCGATTTCGGGGCTAAATTTGTCTTTATGCCGCGACCGGGCGAATGGTGTACCCATATCCAAGATAAGCATTTCTCTCCTGAAAAGATGAGGCGCGCAGACGGGCAGTAGCCTCACCCTTAACGGTTGCAACAACGCAGTCTGTGGAGTCTGGGCCATTCTCTACAGCCTCGAAAGCTGGTACGTTTTTAGTGGTCAGGTCGTATGTGTTCATTGTTTTATCCTCATTCATTCGCGGCACCATTGCCGCCTCAATGACTACAATCTACATCAGCGATGAATCAACGTCAAAATTTATAATAAATTATTTGTAAAGCCAGCAGTGAATCCCCGCGTTGCGCATGGCGGCATAAATCACATCATCAGACACGACCGCTATTGCCACCCTGTCTGCATCAATCTGCTGGTGCGAAGCCATAATGTCATCATAGAAAATATCGTTAGCATGCAGCCACTCATACGCATGCTTTGCCCTCATGATAAGCACATCATGCCCGGCAGAGTAGAGTGACTTAGCCAGCGCAACGTTGCCAGCAATAGCATTGCCTTCCGCATCACGCAGCACACCATCAAGCTCAAAAATGACACATTTCATAAGATTTCTCCGAGAGGTTTCATTTTAATCTACGCCATGCTAGAATCTACGCCAAGGCGCATTGACATAACTACATCACTGGGGCATCATGAAGGCATACTCATCTTTTTCGTGGGAGCAGAAGGAAAAAATATACTCACTCGCAAGAGCTGGCGTGTCGGATGAGGCACTGTGCGAAAGGTACGATGTGGATGAGGCCATTCTGCTGCGCATGTATGATGAAGTGCTGTGTGAGTTGCAGCGGCGTCGTGGATACAGTGGGCTGAAGACGATTAATGATTTCTTCCGGAATGTTGAGCTAAATAACGATGAGGGTGGTGATTTATGATTATTGAAGGAAAAATAGCGAATGATTTGTCCACGAAGAATGTAGACAAGTTTCAGTTACTAATGAACATCAACCAGGATGGCGACGCAATAGTCATCGACAAACAACAAGCCGCGCAGCTTGTCGAAGTCCTGCGGCGCTGGGTTGATGGCGAGGAGATTGAGTGATGATAACCCAAGAAGAGCTAAAAGAATGGCTTTCATATCATCCTGAATCAGGTAGATTTGTATGGATTAAAGGCAAAAGGAAGGGGAAGGTCGCTGGCGCAAGGTCGGCATATGGATACCATATAGTATTGCTTCGCAAAACCTACACAGCAAGACGTCTGGCATGGTTATATATGACTGGTGATTTTCCTCCAGACGGACAGAATGTGTACTCAGTATCACAAAACCCATTCAGCTCAAGGTGGAGTGACCTTTCTATATCCCCGTCTGGATGCAGAAACATTGGTGGCGAAGAGATAAGGGAGAAGAAGTTTAGCAAGCTATCAAGGAGGAGCTCACTACAAGTTCCTGGTGTGTCTCTTCACAAGAAGTCGGGGCTTTATCGGGTGACGATGAACATTAACGGGAAGCAGAAATCTTTAGGTTACTACAAGACTATAGGTGAAGCCGAGGTGGTATCCATATCAGCAAGGGAAAGGGTTGCTGAAATGGTAAGAAAAAACAACCCATGACCATGCTATAATCCCATCCAGCGTGAGGGATTTTTTATGGTGACGAAATGTCAAAGTTAGAGGCGGTAAACGCCTATATTCAGCAGCGAGTGGCGAACAATAACAGGCTCATCGAGCGGCAGCGCCGTGAGTTTGGCGGGAAGAACATCGACCACAAACACGACAGGCTGTGGCTCGAATGCGGCTACCCTGAAGAAATCACCGCCGAGATGTTCCGCTATGCCTATGAGCGCTATGCACCGGCAACTGCTGGCGTCAATCGCGTACTCGATAAGTGCTGGCAGACTCCGCCGCAAATCCTCGAAGAAGGCGCCGATGATAAAGCAAGCACTCCGTGGGAGAAGGCAGCCAACAGGCTGTTTAAGCGCGCCGCGCCGTTCATCAAGGATGCAGACCGCCGCAACCTCATCAACCGCTACTCCGGCCTCATCCTGCAAATCCGTGATGGAAAACAATGGAATGAGCCGGTAGATACCACGAAAACAAAGCGCATCAAGGATGCTGCTATTGTCCGTTATATTCCGGCGTGGGAAGAGCAGCTTCGCGTCAGTGAGTGGGAAAATGACGAAGCCAGCGAGGACTATGGTCAG